GCTTCTTCCCATTCGGCTACAGCTTTTTTATGAGCCTCTGATGAAATTCGACTTGCCCGTGCTTCTTTTGCAAGATTGATCGCGCCTTCAGGGCAAAGTTTAGTTTTTCTATTATGAAAACTTTTTAAGTCTGATACAATGTAATCATATTGTTGAAATTCTGGTCCTTCAAACCAGCAATATTTCATTTTGCTTCTGTGAATCTCTGCTAAGATATCTTTATTTTTAAGATATACAACTTTTGCTTTTTCTTCGAACATGTAATGGGCTCCTGTATAATAGTATAGCACACTTTTCTTGGCAGTGTCAACGGCCATTGGTAAAGTACGTAGATAATGCAAACGGTAAATAGGTGTATGAAGATTACCGATCTTAAACCCCGAATCATTGCAATCTATGCTGGCCGCTTTCATCCGTTTCACCACGGACATGCCGAAGTCTTTCGCGAGCTTGCAGGAAAGTTTGGCATTGCCAATACTTACATTGCTACCAGTGGCAAGGTAGAGCCAAATAAAAGTCCGTTTTCGTTTGAAGACAAAGTGCAGATGATGGCAGCAGCCGGAGTCCCAGCAGGCCATGTCATTGAAGAAACAGTACCTTATGCTCCGCAAAACTTGCCAGCAAAGTTAGGATTGGACCCCAACAGAGACATTATGGTTTTTGGAGTCGGACAAAAGGACATGGATGAAGATCCTCGATTTGCCTTTACTCCTTTAAAGGACGGTACTCCTGCGTACTTTCAAAAGTACACTGGCAAGAACATGCTGCCGTTCAGCAACGCAAAGACTGCAACAGGACAACGTGCTGGCCATGGGTACATTTACCCAGTAGCTGATGTAAAATTTGAAATTGCTGGCCAAGTGATAAACAGCGCAAGCCAAATTAGAGAAATGTATCGTGCTGCTGATGTTGAAGGCCGCATGCAAATTCTAAACGAACTGTACCCAAATGCCGGTGGAGCAGTTAGAATGATCAAGCGTATATTCGACGGCAAACTAGGACAATAAAATGGCACAGCTAGAAAATAAAGTTACTATTTCGTTTAAAGCATTTGAAAACATGACAGATGCTTCTGGACGAATGAACGCAAACAGTGATCCTCGATCAGCAACCAAGGGCACTAAGAATGTTATGACTTGGCCAAGTACTCCCAAGATCAGCCAAGCAATCGAAGTAAACTACAGCACTTGGGAATTGCAACACACAAACTACCAACCCAGTGCATTTGGCAATCGTTCAACTCCAGTCATTACAATTAGCGGTCCTTGGTTTAGCAGAAACACAGAAGAAGCAACACAGACTTTGGAAGCAATACATTTGATGCGAAGTGCAACCAGTATGTTTTATGGCCGCGAAGATAGTAAAAAAGGTACACCTCCGCCAATTGGCAGATTGAATGCACACGGGCTTTACAATAACACTCCGGTGGTTGTTAAATCTTTTCAATACGATTATCCCAACGATGTTGATTACATTTCAGTTGATATGTTCAGTGGACGTCAATCTGTACCTGTGTTATTTGATATGACTGTTAGTTTAATTGTGCAGGTAAACATGGTAGAGACTGTAAAAGATTACACACTTTCAAAATTTGTATCAGGCGGATTGCTTGGTGATGGATACGTATAATGGCAACAACAGGACGTAATCAGTACTCGTCTACTCCAGTAACTGATTTTTACTTAGACATAGCAAAATTTCCGACGGCAGCAGAACTGCTTAAAAATAAAACAACTGAGAATATCGTAGTTGATGCGAAGTTTGAACACCGCCCAGATTTATTAAGCTATGAGCTGTACGGCAATAGCAGCTATTGGTGGATAATTGCATTGCTCAATCGCACACAGTTACAGGATCCCATGCGTGATCTCAAGTCTGGCATGGTACTTCGCGTACTACCTAAGTCTGCAATAAACGGAATCATTTAATGGCTGCTGAAAAACCAACCTACAACAATGACACTGGCTTACCAGAGATTCACTACAATCCGTTACAAAACTATAGAAACGTAACGTATAGTACTCGTTTGACGATGATGCCTCCAATTGAAGGCACAAAGACAAGACCCGATCGCACATATGATTACAAAAACGGTATTGTAATGTGGGAAACTGGGGGTGCTGGTAGTATATACCTGGAAGAACTGAACATGTCATCAGCCGGAACTGCAAATCAAACTGGCAATTATCTAACCCAACTTCCAAGTAGCTTTTCGGGAAAGCTAATAGAGCCAGTCGGCGGCCGATTTTTTGAGGCATTAAGTCTGGCTGCAATGCAACTTGGGTATTCAAATAACGATGCTCTTTATCTACTTGAGATTTATTTTACAGGTTATGACACTGCCTCAGACGAACCAGTACAGTGCCGCGGTTGGCAAGACGAACCAATGGCTTTTCGTTGGTATGTGATGCTTTCAAGTTGTAAGATGCAGTTAGACTTCAAAGGAGCTGTTTACGACTTTGAATTGAAAGTGTCTGATGGTGGTGCAGCTAAGACTGATTTTACAAATGTAGAGCAAGGATTTCGCATGAAAGGCCGACCAGTCACAATTGGAGACTTTTGTGCCGATCTTTCTAAGGCACTCAATGACAGGGAAGATGAAAAAGTTAAAACTGGAATTAGATGTATTCCGCACAAGTATGTTATTACTGCACACAAAGAAATTGCGTCATTGAAATATGATTACGGCTTATTTGGAGACTTGGCTGCAAAATGGGGCATGTTTCGAGGAGAGATCCAAGCTCAACCAGGTACAACTATTCAACAGTTACTGACTCAGTCTATGCCAAACAGTCAGGATGTATTGAAGTTTTTACATCAAATTCCAAAGAAAAAAGAATTTAACAGTCCTGATACAAAGCCAGGAACTAGCCACATTGTGGCAAAGTCATTTGCTATTATTTCTGGTAATAGGGATATATTAAAGGATGGTAAGCAAGCTTACGACGACAAGTTAGGGGCAACAGCACAAGAAGTTCATTACTTTATCACAACTCGCGAAGATGCAGTAAACACAGTTAGTCCGCAAGAATATAAAGATGCGCAGGATCCCAAGAACAGAGATAAACGTGTAGACAATTGGATTAAAAAAGGCCTGTTGCGTAAAGTTTATAAGTGGATATACACAGGTGAGAACATTGAAGTGATCAATGCTGAAATTAAAATAGATCATACATGGCGTAATGTTAGACCTCTTTGGATCGATGATGCAACTGGGAGCCCAGTTGCTGCTCAGGCAACACAATCTACAACTAAAGAAGCACCAGGAGGAAAGAAAAATCCTGGTGCTATGCAGTGTAATGACGCCAGGAATGTAAAACCAAATAACGACGGCCAAGGGAAAGTTTACTATGCCGAGGACATGCCGTTTAAAAAATCGCTGTCAAACGATATTTCCCCCAAAGAAGGTTGGTACCCACATATGCCGCAGTTTTATCACATGAACACCAGCGTTCAGCAAAACTCTCAGCAAAGTTCCATTAAAGAAGAGTCCGCCCAAGAGTATAGTATCTTTAGGCAAATTGCAAATAATCAAGCCGGCGGCGCCGACATGAGTAGTTTAACTTTAGAGGTTGTAGGAGATCCATATTGGCTATTACAAGTACCTCCTAAGGATACAACAGCGCCATGGACAGACGATGTATGGGAATATGAAAAGAATCAACTAACAGAAGAAATGATGGCAGAAAAACGTAAATCGGCAAGTATGAATACATGGCTATCGTTTATATACTTTGAAGCACAAGTACCGTCAGTGGACAATGATGCATCAGTTGACTTGATGGATTTGCGCAGGTCAGATGCTGTCAGTGGTGTGTACACTGTAAAATCTATAACAAATAAGTTTGTAAAAGGTAAATTTACAACAACATTGACATGTGCAAGAGATAGTCTGGCCAATCCATGGTCTGGCAAACCAGGACCTGGTTCAACAACAGGCGAAGCCGGCTCGGGCAATGCTGCGGCCAAAGGTCCCGGAAATGCCGGCGTTAGTGCTAAGCCTAACAAGTAACTGAGCAAAAAATTATGAGATCAAATACAAAAGGTGTAAGTCCCACAGGCAGTACCAGTGCAGCTGGCAATAAGCAGTTTGGCATCTTCATTGGAAAAGTAAAAGACAATACAGATCCGTCCGGTTTGGGCAGATTGCGAGTATGGATTCCGCAAATGAGTTCTGCAAAAGAAGACGACGAATCGTCGTGGCTAACTGTTAGATACTGCCCACCGTTTGCTGGCGCAGGCGATACAAAAAAAGAATCAAAAGCAAGTGATGCTACCAAGTACCGTGAAACAAATCAAAGCTATGGTATGTGGATGGTACCGCCAGACAAAAACGTGCAAGTTATTTGCGGATTTATCAATGGGGAATTTCACCAAGGTATCTGGTGGGCATGTTTACCAATGGACGGACATACACATGCGCTACCTGGCATTGCTTCGGGTAGTACACACGACGGTAAAGTATTACCAGTGGCCGAGCGTAACCGTTACAACTCAAAAGACCCACAGGACGAACATCGTCCAGAACACATTGTCAGTGATGTTATCAAAGGTCAAGGTCTGGAAAAAGACCGCCAACGTGGACACACAAACGCAGGTCCTTTTAGAAACAAAGAAAAGCACCCAGGACTAGCATACGGTATTTTAACTCCTGGTCAGCATCAGTTTGTTATGGATGACGGTCCTGATGGACATAGCGGTCAAATTAGATTGCGCACACAAAGCGGCAATTCAATTATCATGGACAACAACTGTGGATTCATTTACGTTGTGAATGCCAACGGCAGTGCATGGGTACAATTGGATAAAGTTGGCAACATCGACATGTACGCAATGGGCGACTTTAGTATCAACGCCGAAGGCAGTATAAACTTACGAGCTGGCAATAATATTAACTTAGATGCCAGTAATAATATCAATGCAGGCGCTGCAAAAAACATTGTTGCAGAAGCATGTGAAGTGTTTAATGCAACTGGTACAACTGGAATGAAATTAACGTCTGGTCAAAATATGAACATATTAGCAGACAGTCAATTTAAAATGACAGGCCAGCGCATTGACTTAAATGGTCCAGCAGCAGACAGAGCAGACATGCCTGCGCAAAACAGTCTTGTTACCAATGCAAATGTTGGGACAAGCATTGCAGGCCGGGTGCCTGAAGCTGAACCTTATGGCGGCCACAACTGTCGTAACGAAGGAGAGCAACCAACAGCAGCACCTGGCAGTCCTGGTGTACCTGACGCTGAAATCACCCCCGCACCAGACAGCTATAAAGAAGATCCAGCACCAGAAGAAACAAATGCAATTGATTGCGTACCTGACGTTACTGCGTCAACATTGTCCGACGAAGCTTTTAAGTTAATGAAGAGCCGTGAAGCGTATCGTGGAATGATGTACTCTGACTTCCAGGGTTATTCAATTGGCTACGGCACTCGTATTGATATTTTTGGACCTGGTAATCCAGCAAGCAAAATTGACGACAACTTGAAAAAGGCATTGTTAGCGGGTCCAAGTGAAGCAGAAGCACGTTTGGCATCTCGTCAAATTGTTGATCGACACGTTGCTCCTTCTGTTATTAACACACTTAAAAAAGAAAAAGCCGGCAAGAATGTTTGCTTAACACAAGCACATGTTGACGCATTAATTATGGCAGCATACGGCAACCCTGGTCAAGCAAATGAAATGGCACGTAAGTTAGTTGCCAGCGGTGCAGCGCAAGCTGATGGTAAGCCACGCAAAGAGGACATTGCATCAATTTGGGCAAACTCAACTTACTCAAACAGCGGCAATCAACGTAACAGTGAAGCCAAGTTTGCAATGACAGGTAAACCAAACGGTGACGCAAGAAGCTTGACAGCAGAACAGTTAAAAACCCAAGGTGTCAAGTCAGACGAAACAGCAGTGCGCAATGGCAAAGCTCGCAACCCTCAGAATCCTTGGCCATCGCCACTGGGAAATGGTCCAAAAACTGGCGCCAAGTCTGACGCAAGTTATGGCAAGCCTACTCCGCAACAGTTTGGTCAATGGGAAAGAAGCTATTATCTAAACACAGGCCAGGTTCCATTTGGAAGTAGCCTTACCGTGACACAGCTTCGTGACAAATACGGTGAACCTCACACCGGCGGCAACATTCCACCTAACGCACCAGATAAGGCAGCTTGATAAAACCCTGTTTATCTTTACAAGGTAAATAGGTGCATGCCGCAATATACATCACGCTTTCGAGGTTATAGCACTGTTGGAACTAGTTTCCTAAATCCAGTTCGCTATGACCTTGATCTTGCCCGCCAAGACTTATTAAATCACTTCAATACTCGCAAAGGTGAGCGTATTATGCTGCCCGAGTTTGGTAGCATAGTATGGGAAATGCTATTTGAACCCTTGTATGATTATACAATATCCTTAATTGATGCAGACGTTCGAGCTATCATTAAGAATGATCCTCGTTGGACATTGCAAAGTGTAGCAATATCTGAAGGCCCCAACGCACTTAACATTGAAATTGTTGTAACGTATGTTCCAACTGATGAAACAGTGACATTACCATTGACTTACGACAAAGGAACCGATACAAAATGAGCCAGACTAAAAGACTTGGACAACTCAATGCAGCTGAAAGCTGGTTGAATAATTACCGCTATTTGGTGAACGCCGATTTCAAAGCATATGACTTTGAAAGTTTACGTACATCATTATTGAATCACGTTCAAACAAATTACCCTGAAGATTTCAACGACTTTATCAACTCAAGTGAGTACGTTGCGTTAATTGACATGATGGCTTTTATTGGACAGAACTTGGCGTTCCGTTCAGATTTAAATTTACGTGAAACATTTTTAGAAACAGCCGAAGTACGTGGCAATGTGTTGAGCATTGCACGTCAACTTGGCTATAAACCTTATCGTAACGCCGGAGCCACTGGTTTCCTACGCATCAGTGCATTGAATACCACACAGAACATCTATGATACAAAAGGTACCAACATTGCTGGCCGTACAATTGTATGGGGAGATCCTTTAAACACGGACTTCAACGAGCAAATTACTTTAATTTTAAACGAAGCATTCAATAAATCAAACCCAGTTGGCCGTCCAATTAGTAGTATCACTGACAGCGGCGTAGTGCGTCAGCTTTATCAAATTGCACAACCAGACAACAGAACAATGGTAGAAACTTTTACATTGACTGCTCGTAATAACTCAAACTACTCGTGTGAACTTACACCTGTTAATATTGATTTAGACAGTCAATTGGCAATTGAAAGTGTACCAAACCCGTACAGCTACTTGACTGCACTATTCAACAATGATGGCACTGGCTATTCAAATGCATCCAATGGATGGTTCTTTATGTTCAAACAAGGAACATTAAAGTTTGAAGATTATGTTTTAACTACTCGTGTAGAAAATCGTGTTATTGATTTGGCAGGGGACAACGTCAACGAGTCTGATATTTGGGTACAAAGCATTGATGCAACTGGCCGCATTTTATCAACATGGACACAAGTAACATCAACTGTTGGCAAGAACATTGCATTTAATTCAATTGACAAAGACAACCGTAAAATCTTTGAAGTAATCACACGTGAAAATGATTCAGTATCATTGAAATTTGGCGATGACGTATTTGCAGAAATCCCAATGGGCAACATTCGCGTATGGTACAGAGAAAGTGCCAACGAAAATGTAACGTTCAATCCAATTGACGTTGCAGGATTACAAGTTGCAATCCGTTATGTTGACAGTACCAATACCGAACAGGATTTGATTTGCACATTACAATTGGCTGCACCAGTTTCATCTACGGCCAGTGAAACAATTGAGCAAATTAAAAATCGTGCTAGCCGTACAGCAGCAAGTCAAGACAGAATGATCACTGCGTCAGACTACAATACATACCCAGAAGGTAAAGTAGGTGGCATTGACAAAATCAAAGCAGTAAACAGATCACACGCAGGTCAAAGCATTTATGCTGACTTGCAAGATCCAACTGGCACATACCGTCCAGTAATTACTCTTGCAGATGATGCATTCTTATACGAACAAGAAGTAACAAGCGAAGACACAATTGCAGCAGTAACAGGCGATGAAGATGCGCTTGTTTCAATTGAAAACTTACTGTTAAACAGAAGCTTGCATCAGTTATATTACAAGAAATTTAACGCAATTCTTCCATTGTCTGTTACCAAGTGGGTAACAGTTGAAGCCAGCAATTCTTCTACAAACGGATACTTTACTGGCAGTGATAATACCGGAGCACCTTTGCGAATTGGTCGCGGAACTCCAGATTTAAAATACAGAACAATTAAAAAGAACTCGCTTATCAAGTTGCAGGATGAGCAAGGCCAAATTAAATGGGCAAAATTACTTGACGTTTATCGTGAAGGTTTTGGCCTGGCAAACAATGCAGGCATTAATACTGGACTTCGTGCCAATAGCCAAGGTGCAGTATTCTTAAACAGCATTGTAAAAAACAGTAATGTGATTGCCTGGATCCCACCATTGCGAAGTATTTTTGCTCCAACTGAAAAAACTGAGATTCTTAAAGAATTGGCAGCAAAGCGTTCATTTGGTCTGCGTTACGACCAAGAATTTGATCGCTGGAAACTTATTCGTCAAGACAACATTGACACTGCCAGTGCATTTGGAACTTTGTATGCAGGGGACAAATCCAACATGGCGCTGGATGCTTCTTGGTTGGCCAGACTTGAATTTGATTCAAACACACAAGTTTGGACATCAGTTGTACGCAAAGACCAAACAGTGCTGGGTAGTGCAAATCAAATTACTTTCCATAATCAAAGATTTGGTAAAACAGTTGACTATTCAACTCGTCGCGAAATTAAAGATACTGTAAAGTTCTTATCTCAAAATGATGGGCCAGATTCTGAGCTGGACATTGTTGAATACTTTAAACTGGATGATGGACGTTATGATCCTAAACGTGTTATTGTAACAATACCAGGCATTGCGACTGGACTGGTACCAACAGACCCAACGATCATTGATTCAATATTATCTAATAGCACAGTTATGCTGGAGAAAGTTCAATTTGCTGATTCAGTTGGTCAATACTCATTGACACCTACTACAAATATTTTGACTGGAACAATTGGACCAGTTGCTGGCAAATCAAGTTTAAGAATTCAACATAATCATGTGCCATTGAGAGACAATCGTGTTGATGCAACTACAACTAACATTATGGATATGTTTGTTTTAACAAGCGAATATAATTCAGCATTTAGATCTTGGT